GGTTCATTAATAACCTGCTGAATGATTTTGTGTGCTTCTTCGTAAGCAGTAAACACAGCCATTCCGTTATGAAGAGGAATTTTCCATTTACCAGTATTAATACTGGCAGTTCCTGTATAGTCTGGGCTATGAACAGCCATTTTAGTGATTTGCTTAAAGCCTTTAATTTTCTTTACTAATTTACCGTTTTGAATAACATAAGACATTTTGTAATCTCCTGATTAAGTTAGACAGGCTTATTCTGCGAACTGCTTTTTACTGTCTATATGAATATTATAACACCAAAGTCAATTACTGTCTGTGGCTTTTACGCCACAGCCATCTCTCTCAATACTTTAGGCAAATAGGCTTTTACCTGGCACTCATAGTTCCAAATAATATACTCTCGCTCTGGGTTATCCTCACTCACCAATGTGCCATCACTGATAACGGTATAACCTCGGGGTGTTTTAATAATCTCAAAATCATAGCCACCGAAGTCATCTACATAATGAGCGGCAAAGTGAGTATCAGTATCTATTTTAATTGCTGGTGGAAGGGCCTTCCAATTAGTGACCACTGCACCATTTGCACCGTGGGCCTTTATTTTAGCAGTTATAGCCTCTACATTTGGATCAATTGATGTTTTATAATTGAACTTTTTAACCAATTTACCATTTACTGTGGTGTAAGCCATTTCTAATACTCCCTATACGCAGCGTATTTTGCGAACTGCTTTTTGCTGTGTATGAGTGTATTATAGCAAATAAATCAATTACTGTCAATTACTTCATTGACCCACCAATCGCCCTCATCCTCACCAATGTTGTTGCTTTCAATAAAAGCATTCATAAATTCAAGGGCTTGTTGCTCAGTATTAAATACCTGCTCAAAATCATAACTGCCTGCGATTGTAAACATAACTAACTCCTGTTTGTGTTGTTGAAGTGTATATTATAACAAATAAATCAATTACTGTCTGTGGCTTTTGTGCCACAAAGAATAACAGGCATTTGACTGTCTAAAATCAGTGAATATTGGGTGTTTTGGGGGTGGTTTTTGTGGCTTTTTTGCCACAACTGGAGCAGTTTGCATCCAGTGGGTACTTGGGTAGCGGCACAGAAAAAAATACCCCATAAAGGTCGCTTTACAGGGTATTCTGGACAGAGAAGTCCGACACAAGCGTGAAGCAGATGGCGTCCGGCTTCTTTACTATGGCATTAGTTTTTACAATTACTTGGACCGCAACTGCTTCACAAAATTATTTATCCTGGCCAGCCAAGGGACCACCTGGAAGATAATCGTCCAACCAACTGTGGTCTGTGCGTCTTGCACTCCAAGATAATTTGTTGGCTCTTTGACGGGGCATCGCCGGATATCGTGCCACAATTTCTGCTGTGGTTGCGTATCTAAAAAATAGTTTTTCTGCAATGCTGTACTTGTATTGTCTTTTTTGGCCGTGATTTTTATTACCGTGTGGTCGGGTTTTTGCGTGTCTGTCATTGGCCACCATATGGGTCATTACATCTCGGTGCGAGCCTGTCAGCAAGTGGTCAGGATTGCAACAGCGCATATTGCTGCACTTGTGGTAAACTTCTTGATTGCGCGGCAGTGCTGTTTTTAATTCTAATTTTTTAATGGCTCTGTGTGCAGTGGTCATTATGTGCTTGTCATCCGTGATCCTATAAGCACCCACCATACCGTAGCCCTGTCTATGCATAGCACCACGCACCACATTCCAACAACCAGTGTTGGCATCTTTGATACAGCGTTTAACTAATTTCTGTGCATTGAATCTGATATCGCCGGCTATGTCCGGATATATTCGTTCAATGCGTTCCTGTGTGGTGCGTGGTCTTGGCATAATAATTATTTAGCATAAATATCAATAGCCGGACAAAAAAAGTCACAGACATATAGTGATGCTAATCCTGAAAGCTGCTGCGAACCTGATGCATGTGATAGACTGCTTGGGTTAGATCTGCCAGTTCTGCCGGGCTCAAGATCCAAGTGTTGGGATTGGCTATGTCCACATTGGCTCGCTTGTCCAAACCAGCTTGTAGTCTTTCGCACAGCAGTCTCAGTATGTGTTCACATTGACCCGGATACTTCTCGCTGAAGGCATCGCGATACACACGATTGACCTTCTGCATGATACGAACATCCTGCACCAATCTATTGGCCAGCTGAGCACGGGCTGTGGCTATGTCCACACCCATCTCAGCTGCGTAGTCTATCTCAGCTTGGCGTTGCGCTTCGGCTGGAGTTTGCACCATGTCAATTGCCCCATGGATTGTCAAGATTGCTGCCGCCTGCGCCGATCAAGATAAAGTCTCTATCAATCCAAGCATCCCAGGCTGTGGTCTTGTTGACTCTAGTTTTCTGCATGTAGCCTTTGAGACGAGTGCCCAATGGTGTCAGCATGCCGTTTTCATTGCGAATAATCTGTTCGCCTGTTCTGGGATCCACCCAATCATATTTCTCTGGCACTTCTTTGCCATACTTGTTGACTCTGGTGCCCACAGCTCTGGGAGCCACTGGACCAATCACTTCGTAGGTTATGGCATTGTTGGTATACTTGCGAAACACCACATCACATTTCTGACCGCTGGCTTTCCAGTCTGGGTCTGGATGTGGGAATGTTCTACTCACAAAGGTAGTGACTATGTAGTGACCGTTGAGCGATTCAGGACGAGCGGGCACTGGGCGCATGGGTTCCACTGGCACCAGATCGTTCTTGTCCAAGTAAGGATTTTCCGGATTGAACAGTTCGGTGGGAGGTGCTGCACCGTTTAGGATATCCAAGGCTGTTTGGTATTTGTATCTGTTGCTGCGACCTTTCAAGTCCACGCTGTGACCAGTGCGGTCAAACAGAAACTTCTCCAGTTCTTTGGCCGTGGGAAAGTCAGTCTTGAGACCTTCTAGGTCAAACATCATTTCGGTGTTGGCTTCTGGCATGGGTGTGGCCGCTCTGTCTTTGAGATTGGTCAACATGGCTTTGAGTTGGGCTTGCTCGGCGGCGGGCCGCGGAGGCAGCGGGGGCAGGGTATCTTGCTTTTTCATATCATTTCCTTTAAATAGAATATTGAGACTGGCTCAATTTGGCTGTTTACTTGACTGCTGAGAGAAACAGTAAAAATCTCAGCACCAGCATCCTTGAGTATACTGTTGATACCAGTCTCAAGGATACTTATTACTTTTTAAAACTGCGCTTGCCGCTGTTGTCGTTGACACGATCAGCAGTATTCACATACTCCTTGCGGCTCTCACCGCGGGCACTGAACATGTTCAACACCATGTCAGCTAGAGGAGCACGGTCAGCTTTGTCAGCTATGCTGTGTTTGCGTTTGCCTTCATGTGCATCTGCATTGCCAGTGCGTGGGCCTTGAGCGCAGTTTACATTTTTAACACTGTTGGGATTGGTCATCATATTGTATTTTCCTTGTCTGTTTAATTTGAACCTGGAGCCACTGGTGTAAAGAACACTGAGGCGGTGCCGGTGGCTGTGATGGCTGCAACAAAAACATTGGCCTGTGTGCTCAAGAGCGCTGGGCCAAAGTTGCCTGCAATGGTTGCACTTTCGTTGGGCACTAGAATTGTGCCGCCGCCCGGTGTGCTCACATTGGGGAAGGTCATGTTGACTGCGTCGGCGTATGACCCAAACACACCCACAGCAGCATACACACTGGCATTGGCATTGGTCACATGGAATGTGTTTGTTCGTGCTGCCACATTGGCCACATTGGATGCAGCTGATGCATTGGGCGCTAGCGCCACTGTATTTCCAACTACTACCATGGTCATGATCGTTTCATCCCCATGTTGATAGCATTGGGATTGGCAAAGTGGGCCATTTTAGTGCCACCATCGATCCGACCGCCTTGAGCTGCTGTGGCAATGGTTTTCTTGTGCGGATCCCTTGTTGCGCTTGGTCCCACAGCCTTTGGACTGCTGCTGGCATTGCCCACACGCTGACTGGCCATCATGCCCATGTTGACCAAGCGTCCGTCATTGCTGTGACCAGTGTATTGGTTTTTGGCCAATGCGTTGGCTGCGCGATTGACACCGTCACCCATCATGCCATTGGCTGCTAGACCCTGGTCTTTTTGGCTGCTGTTGACTCGTGGTCGAACTGTGCTGGCGTTGGCCCGCATGTTGTTGCCGGGCTTGCGGCCTATAGTGGTGTTATGGTTCACTTGGATTTTCCTTTCGTCGGTCTGGTTGTCTTGCCAGCACCTGCCGACCTAGCCTGTGCTGCCCTGGCAGCTTGACTGCCCTGTTTAAAAATCATTTGAGTAGGGTTCATCTCATATGTGCCTTTGAGTTTCACAGCAGTGCTGCGAGACTTGCGTTTGGCTGGTATGCCGCCTTGAGTGCTGGTGTTGCTGGGTTTCTTCATTATCAATTATTTAGTTCGAATCAAATGTCGGTCTGCCGGCTGGCCATGGCAGCTAGGGCCGCAGTGAATGCCAGTCGCTTGGCTTCGATCATGTCATCATTCACAGTCAAATCTAGATCTACCTTGTCGGCCACTACCTTGCTGAGGAACAGTTTATCATATTGATGTATCATGCCTTTGTCACCTTCGGCTAGACAGTTGGTATAGTTGTCCACCAACTGTTCCACATAGGTTCTACCAGTGCTCATTTCTATCTGATCTAGTATGGCCTGGCCGCTGAGTTTGGTGCTGACACCTGCGGGACGGCCTGCGCCTGCTCTAGCTCCACCGCGACTGCTGATCTTAATCTTGTTTGTGGCCATATATAAATATCCAAATCTGAATGTGATTCCGTGTTAAATTATTTAGTCGTAAAAAAACCCACCAAGTTAAGGGTGGGTTCGAAACCTATTACACTTTAGGAGGTTTAGGTTTTTAATAACATTATTAAAAAATCTTGTTGAAACTCTTTGTTATTCCAAACAATATCATTAATTTGATATTGAACATTATCTACATTAACAAATCTTTGTCCCCAACTGTCGAATATTGGATCTCTGTATCGATTTAGAATTACATCTAAACTTGCTTCTTTTGCACTATCCAAATCTTCTTCATCTCGAATTGTGATAATGTGCCATGGACCGCGCTTACCTTTTTGAATTTCCATTGTGTGTTACCTCCTATAGTGTCTCAATGTGTAAGTATTATAGCAGGTATTATATTTATCCGCAAGCACTTATTCAACCGAATTGTTGTTTTGCTGGGCCCCACTGCCATCGCCATACATGCGTCTTAGATAGCTTCTGATTCCGTAGGCTTGAGCCAGCGTGACTCCATATTGTTCAGCCATGGCCGCCACAGTGTTGTTGGCTGCCCATCGTGCATCCGATTGGGTGTATTTGGCTGTTTTCAATCTGCCTGAGTAGACCTGTCGTGGGTGGCCCGTGCCTTGATTCTTTTTGGCAAGATTGTAGGTTCGTCTACTGGTTTCATACTTTTGTATGGCCTCAGTCAACAACTGTTGACGGGGATAGGTTCTACCATCCGGCAGAGAGACTTTGTGGGGATGGTCTTGGTCTGGTTGAGTTGATTTCATACCGTATTTAATCTTGTGGCTTTTTCGCAACAGAATAACCCTCGAAATTGGTGGGTCTTTGGTTGGCAATAATTGATTTATTTGTTATACTACATACTTCAACAACGCTTTAAGGAGCACAGAATGAAAATAGGTATTTTACATCGAGCAGGTTATGGTGATGCTGAAGCGGCATTGGACACCATTCTGCTCAAACATACAGATTACGATAGTCAACAACATCGTAGTTCAGGTAACAATGACATTGCTTGGATATTTTATATCACAGATGTCATTGCTAACAATCCAAAGTTTCAAGAAGATTTGAAAACTTTTAGATATCATTATGAAGATTTACTACTTGTAAATGAGGGCAAAGCGTGAATACAAGACCTATCACCGCACTGGCGGCCCTGATGCTCGTGTGCTCGGGCTGTGCGAGTATTGAACACGCAACTAAAACTGCTCGCGAAACAGCCTGCACTGACAATTGGGGCCGTGCCATACCAGTGAATCAGAGAACACAGCAAAATTGTCCTTTGGGCACAGCCCGTGAATTCTGGGGTCCTGCACAAGCCAGCGACATAGTGACGCATAGCCAAACTGTGCTGACACCCAATGGCAGTTATCAAATCAATCAATTGGGCACCATCACAAGTATTCATCGCACCAGCCGGGGTGCTCGGTAAATATTTCTATGAATAGAGCAGAACAAAGAGCCGAAAGCCGTAGAATAAAAAAACACCAAGATCACGGCAAACTGATCCAGCCCCTGGATGGCACGGGTGATCGTTGGGCTGAAGTGATCTGTGCCAAATGTGGGGTGCATATTGGCTTTTTGGACCACGACGAATGGCAAAACCTACAAGACTACGACCGAGAACAGATTCGGCAACACGAAGAGATGACAAGGCTACACAATTACCTGTATAATCCGTTAAGTATTGTGAAAGATGATTGATGAAAAATTCTACTATTTGCGGCATACCAGTACGCATAGAATATCTGGACCGTGCAGATCAAACTTTGATCCACGGTCGTTTTCGC